TCTACACTTGAAGTGTTTATAGCATTAACTTGATAAGATTGATATGTACCTGTTCCAAATGATGCAGTTGCATCAGCTGTATTTGGGTAATCTGAACCACTATCATTACTATAACTTGTGGTGTTAACTGTAACACTATCAATTACTGTTAAACCATATGTGGTGTAATAGTTATCAAAGGTCAAAGTTGCACTTTGACTTGATGGACTTGCTCCTGATGAATTATATAGATAATCTGTTGCCATTATTACGATGAAGTGTTAACTACTAAGGTCCAACTTGGGTCTAAAGGTATGTATTCATCTGAAAGACTATACAATGGGAGCACTAACACGTTGTTTATATTAAAAACTGGCATTTGTGTACCAGAAAGTGCATTGATTGGGAAACTTGGTGGTACTGATGGTAAAGAGGTAATAACTTTACAGCCTTTAATAGGTATCAATGTATCACCCGTTTGAATACAAACTGCGCTTAACGAAATTTGTCTCATATTAGATGATAGAGCTCTATTAATTGTATCAAAAGTTTCCATATTAGTTATTCTACTATTATATTATTCAATAATGTTTGATTATAAAGGAATGGAAACTTAAAATATGGTAATTGTATGTTAGATGTTGTTACTTCTATGTCAACGTTAGAGTAATTAGGGTTAAACACTAGTAGAGATAAGTTATTACTTGTTATTGTAGTACCGTCCGACAATACTCTCATCGTATAAAATGTCTGCACACCGTTAAGGCTTAATATATCAGTAACTAAGCTATTAACATCAATTAATTGGTTAAGAGTGCAATTTTGAGGATTAAAATAATTTTGGAATATAGCGTTAACGTTGTTTGCTAATGAATTAACATCTACTCTAATATCATTTGACTTCTTTATTACTAAGAAAGTGCTTTTTGCTATATCAACTGTTGGTTGTTCGCCTGGTTGAACCAATCCTAAAGTAAATGCTGTATAAACTGGGTCTTCAGGTACAAGCTCCATATTAAGAGCTTTTAAATTAGCCATTGAAGATATAATTACATTCTTTTGAGAGTTTTGTAAGAAGTACTCGTTGTTATTTGCATCAGTACTTTTAATGGCTGGTACTAAAAACATATAAACGTTATTATCTTGACCGGCTTGTGAGAAGTTTACTTCATTAAACAAATATCTTGGATCATCATTTGGTCTTGTAATACCTAAATCATAAAAATATTTTATATAACCGTTTATAAACTCTGTATTACTTACAACTTCAGAACTTATAACAATGTTGCTAAAGTTATTAGTAATAAACGTTATAAAGTCTTGTGCGGTTAGTAATCTGTTTTGACTAAAGAACGATTTAGGTGCATTATTTCTTATATCAGTTACTGATTCAGGTTGATTTGGTGGTGATGAAGCAATTGTATTAGTAAATGATAATAATGAAGCTTGTGCTGGTGTAAGATAATTTAAATTAGAGTTTAAAACCTGTGATGCAATTGTTTGAAATTGAGGTGTTGTGTAAAAGTTTAATGTATTACCATTTAACTGACCCGCAGATATTATACCAGCAGCCCCATTGCTCTGTATATAATAAATGTATACCAAATCACCTGGGTTTAATATTTGTCCAAAAACACCATTACCAAATTTAATTTCATAAAAACCATTTTCGTTAAATCTTAATTCATAAACTGCAGCAGTACTGTTTTCTAAGAATACTGATTGAGTTAAATTAAATTGTGTATACTTTCCTGTTACTGCACTCTGAACATAAACGTTTATACTACCTTGGTCAATGTTAACCGGGGTATTGGTTACGTTATCTTTAACTACCAATGTAAATGTTTCGTAAGGTTCACCTGTTGCAGCTTGTGCTGGGTACTCAACATAAGGTCCTTGGTATAATAAATTTTCTTGGTATAAAGTTGTTAGGTCCTCTAAAGCACTTGTTGATTTAGAAAAAGTTGCATCTGCTGCAAATGAATATATTATACCATTTGCAGTGAAATATGAATATCTTGGTATGGTGTAAATGTCTGCTGGTAAAGCTGCATTAGCAGTTGTTTGAAATGATAATAAAGAAGTTCTGTAACCAGCTGGTTTGTAGTTAATTAGCTTAACTATACGATTCATGTTTTCGTAAATCGTAGCTTCATTAAACATTGACTCACTACTTGTTTGGTTTAGATAGAAAAGTAGGTAGTGGTATGAAAGTGCAATAACATCAGTAATGGCATTTAAGTTACTACCTTCATAATTCTGGTCAGTAAACACTCCACCCTGGTTTAATCTGTTAATAATGTACTGCTTTAAAGTGAGTGCATCAAACGATGTGTAACTCGCTTGAGGTAAAGTGTAATTTGTTAATTGGTCTGCCATATTAGTTATTTAAATAGAATCCTGATTTATCTAATGTACCTATAATAGTAGTTTGCTGTGTACCAAATCTTGGAACTGTAATTGTTATGCTTATTGTGTAGCGGTTGTAATCAATATTTGGTTCAACATTGACATTATTAACTGTAACTCTTGGTTCAAACTGTTGAATACCTTGTAATATTGCACCACCTATAGCTAATGCTCTGTCATTAGTGCAAGGTAAGAATAGAATATCACCAAAATTGATACCAAATGTTGGGTTTAATGGTTTTTGACCTGGGGTTGTTGTGATAATACTTGCAATGCTGTTATAAATTGCTGCTAAATTGTTATCAGCTTGAATATCAAGTATTTGCTGTTGTTTAAACAACTGATTACTATATGTGGAACCAATAGCTATATCTAAATGTAAATCGGAGTAAACAGTAGCATTATTTCTACCGGAATAGCTGTTTGCTAATGGATTTAATGAAATGATAGCCATTGTAATATTATTTAGATGGGAAATAGAAATATACTATTAGAGCTTAAATAATAAATATGGCAAAGAAGTTTTTAACACTTGTAGAAAATAACATTACTCGTTATAATAATGGTGGTGTATTAGTTGGTGACGTAGTGCTACCAGTTAAGAATTACACCAGCAGTCCTTCTTTTAAAATGTTAGCAGCAGAAATGCAGCAAGCTATTAAAGATTTCTTCTCAGTAAAGAAAAATATTAGAATTAATGATATCAAGACAAAGTATCCAACAGGTGCACCTAATGATGAGGATAATAGAGGTGTTACATTTTACTTAGAACTATGCCATGAACTAGCACCTGGTTTATATGACTTAGCAAACAAAGTAACAGTGCCTCGTGATTTAGTTGCAACTAATAATTCATATCCAAACCTACCTCCTACTGATGCTTACAAACACAAAGAAAGAAGAACACGTTTGGCTCATATGAATCAAGGCGAGGAAGACGAAGAATCTCCTTACAATCCATATTTACAGACATTAATGTCACAGGACAATAGTATGAACACTAAAGTACGTCCAACAGAAACATCTTTAAGAAATGTTAATGTTGTATTACCTTCTAAACCAGATTCATCTATGAAAGATCCTCAGATTAAAGGTTTCAGTAAAGCTGAAAAACCTTTAAAGAAGAAGATGTATAACTAAGTTAAATCACTTAGTTGACAGAAACAAGCAAAAGCGTTTATTTCTTTATCTAAGACCATTGCGTCTCTGTATAAATGCTCAGCTATAATAACAATAGCTTTTCTCTTTGTATCTTCTTTTAGTTCAGTGTTGTCGTATAAGAAGTTTAGATAATGTTTGAGTAATGCACCATAGTCACCTTGAAACTCACTCTCGTTTTCAATTAAATGCTTTCTTAATTCAGTGAGCTTCTTTGACTTTACATAATCGTGCACTACTTTAGCTATTGCACTTGTATCTACATTGACGGTAATAGTTAAGGTACCGGTAGCACTGTACTTTTGTATTAAGTTAATGGTCTTTCTGATATCTGGGTAGTTATCTTTTATAACCTTAACCAGTTTAGTCTTTTCAGTATCAGGTACTTTTATCTTTTCTAACTTAAGAATACTAACAACCCTGCCCGACACCTCTTGCAAAGGTGGGGTTAGGTCAAAGTACTGCGTTCTACTCTGTATGGCAGGAATTATCTTATGTTTGTAGTTAGCTGTAAGTATGAAGCGTGTATAACCACTATACTCTTCCATAGTATTACGTAAAGCTCTTTGACCATCTAACGTAATACCATCAGCTTCATCTAAGATAACAACCTTAACCTTACCGTCAATGCTCTTAGTTTGGGAAAAACTACTGACCTTGCTTCTAATTGTATCAATACCGTTTTCATCGGATGCATTTATATACAAGTACTGACACTTTAATATGTCCTGCACAATTATTTTAGCAATAGTAGTCTTACCAATGCCAGGTGTACCAACAAATAGCAAATTCGGTATCTCATCCTTTAAAGATTTGAAGTACGATTTATTATCGTTGGATAACACCATGTCATCCAGTTTACTTGGTCTGTATTTTTCTACCCAAAGATTATTAAACATATATTAGCCTGATGAACCTAAACCTTTTTCACCGCGTTTTGTTTCAGTTACTTGATCTACCCAATCAACATTAGCTTGAATGAGTGGATAAACAACTAACTGTGCAATCTTATCGCCTGCTTTAAAGACTTGATCCTCAGTACCGAAATTATATAACTTGATACCTAAATCTCCACGGTATGGATTGTCTATAATACCAAAATGTGGGAATATATGTCTTTTAAAGCCTACACCTGATCTACCCTCTACTCTAAACCAATAACCCGGTGTAATGTAAGCAAGTTTAATACCAACTTCAATGATTTTGAAACCTTTAGCAGGTACTACAGCATCCTCTACTGCTACAACGTCTAAGCCAGAGTCGCCCATATAAGGGTCTCCATGGTTATACTTAGGTAAAACTGCTTTATCGTTAGTTTTTACGAATTTTATATCTATTGGAAACATACGTAGATTATAAACTGTTACCTCTTTAAATCAACCATTACCTTTATAAGTATTTGTGATGGCTGACGACAAACTAAACAATGCTGTAGATGATTTGGTTAAACAATTACAAGGTAAGGTAGATATACCTAAGCCTGAAAAACCAAAACAAGAACTTTCTAAAGAAGAAATGGAAAAGTTCCTTATACAGTACTCTGCCCAGTTAATTAAAGGTAGTGTTGAGTTTGTTGAAGATTTAAAAACGTATGTAGCTGGTGCACCAACACCAGAAGACGTTTCAGCATTGGCTACTTTAGTAAGTTCATCAGCTGCAGCTATAGACACCCTCAATAAAGTAATGATTAATCAGAAAAACATTGATGCTAAGTTTCAACTTAAGCAAATGGACATTGATAGTAAGAAGGAGTTACAACAAACTAGCATTCAAGGTAAGTTACTAATGAATAGAGAAGAACTTCTTAAGAAGTTAGTAGAGGATTCCAAAATTATAAACGTTGAGGTAACTGAAACTCAAATAGAACCTAACACTGCACTAGAAGATAAGAGTGTTTGAGCTAAAACATTCTTTAGTGCATCGACTTGCACTTGTAAGTTTTCCATATTAGTGATAGTGTATCTATAAAACACTGCTTTTCTTTGAGGATCTTGATCTCTTGGGTTGAGACTTTCAAAGAATAATATAAAATCTGAAATTTTGTTTAACACCACCTGCATTACCACCATAAAATCGTGATGATTCTGTACTGCCCGTTTATAAAACAACACATCATTAATTAAATTTGTGCCGTGAGAGGTTTGAGCAGTGTTGTTATTAAGATTTCCGTTCTGTAATCCATACAAATTAGCTCTTAAAAGTGGGTCTGTGTAAAAGCTAAACGTTTTTAGTATGGCTTTTTCATTTAATGATACTTTGTTTAGTAATGTGGTTGGTATGTTAATAGGGTATAACTGACCTTGTGTGTAAATGTCAAAGTAAGGTAC